CATTCTCATCAATATTCTCAAGGAAGTCACAAGTGATTGTGAGCATTGTAAGTATGAAGTTGCGCGACGCTTGTCCAAGGTGACAGGCAAGACCGAACCAGTTAAGCTTGCTGGGGAGGTGGAAAGCTGATACCCTGTCCTCCGTAAGGAGGGCGGGGCTATTGGCGTTTCTCATGGCATTCGACTTTAATGACCTACTAAATATTCTGGATGGTGAAGATTTTGAAGAGCGTCCGGTGACCATTGAAGAATTTGTACAGTCTGAAGATTATTTGGGGCTGCCTCCGCTGTCCAAGTATCAGTACACCCTCATCAAAGCTTCCACGCAGATTTACAAGCGTGAAACGTTGCACAACCTGTACGGTTTTGAGGAAGGTGAGAAGCGTTGGTCCCAGACCTGTAATGAGGTCATCTTCCAGCTTGGCAAGGGAAGTGGTAAGGACTACACTTCAACCATCGCCTGTGCTTACATCGTGTATCTGCTGCTGTGTCTAAAGGACCCGGCCAAGTATTATGGCAAGCCGCCCGGTGACACCATCGATATTTTGAACATTGCTATTAACGCTCAGCAGGCTACGAACGTCTTCTTCAAGGGTTTCAAGAACCGTATCGAACGCTCACCTTGGTTCGTAGGAAAGTACGACATCAAGAATGGTCAGGTGACCTTTGACAAGAATGTAAATGTTTATTCTGGTCACTCCGAGCGCGAGGCTTGGGAAGGATATAACGTAATTTACGTTGTTCTTGATGAAATTTCCGGTTTTGCTCTTGAATCTACTTCAGGAAATGAACAAGCCAAGACTGCTGAGGCTGTCTATAAGATGTATCGTGCTTCAGTTTCATCACGATTCCCCGACTTTGGTAAGCTAGTGTTGCTTTCGTTCCCACGTTTCCGCGATGACTTTATTCAGCAGCGTTACAAGGCAGTTATTGCTGAAAAGGAAACAATTATTCGCAAGCACACGTTTAAGCTTGACCCTGAGCTTCCAGACGATACAGAAGGAAATGAATTCTCTATTGAATGGGAAGAGGATAATATTGTTTCCTACAAGACGCCAAGAGTTTATGCTCTTAAGCGTCCTACATGGGAAGTGAATCCTACAAAGTCAATTGATGACTTCACTCGTGATTTCTTTGATGACCCGATTGATAGTTTGTCAAGATTCGCATGTATGCCACCAGATGCTATTGACGCCTTCTTCAAGGACCGTGCCAAGATTGAGACAGCGTTTAATTCTCAGAGCACGCTAAATGAGGACAACACTTTCCGTCCAAACTTTATTCCAGACCCGGAGAAGCGTTATTATGTCCACGTAGACCTTGCTCGTGTTCATGACCACGCAGCGGTAGCTTTGGCTCACGTAGAAAAGTGGGAGCAAAGAAATATCGGTGGTAAGATGACAGAGCCAGCACCAGTAGTAATTGTTGACCAAGTAAGGTATTGGACACCGAGCAAGACGAAGAACGTGGATTTCACAGAGATTCGAGAATATATCTTGAGCCTCAAGCGTCGTGGGTTCAATATCAGACTGGTCACATTTGACCGCTGGGAGTCTCATGACACTATGGAATATTTGAAGGAACGTGGTCTGAATTCGGAGCGGCTATCTGTGGCAAAGAAGCATTATGAAGATTTTGCTATGGTTGTAGCAGAAGAAAGACTGGTTGGTCCTAAGATTGATTTGCTTATTGATGAGCTTCTTCAGCTTAGGATTATGAAGAATGACAAGGTTGACCATCCAAGAAAGGGTTCTAAGGACTTGGCGGATGCTGTTTGTGGAGCTATTTACAATGCTATCGCACATACCCCCAGAAATCTAGATGAAGTTGTAGAAGTCAAGACTCTAGAATCAGTTAGACAAGATGTAAGAAGAAATACCGTGGAAGAGTATGAACAGATGAAGAGAGATGGTGTAATTCGGGCTCCGAAGAGGCAGATGCCTAAGGAGCTTGAGGAGTACCTTGCCAGAATCTCCACAATCTGACTCTTGACAGCATCCTAGGAGAGGAGTTAGACTAGAAACTAATTAAAACAATTAGTAGCAAAGAGATGAAGATTACTCTAGTTAATACTAATGAAGTATGTGAATGTGTTGGCAAGCACATCCCAAAGCCTAACAAGCTCTACCGGGTTGACTATGCTGACGGTTTCGTGTACGTTTGTCCTACTGCTTACGCAAACCTCATCGCTCTTGAAGAGGAATATGCAAAGTATGGTGGACTGCCGCCCGGCTCTGTTCGCAAGCACTACTCAGAGTTCACACACAGCCTATACAGGCTCTTGACATGAGAGCAACGGCTAAGTTAAGCTTCTAAGCATCAGTTAACGAACGAAGGGAAACAAAATGTCCACCGTTGAAGAGCGTTTCGAGCTTGCCCGCAAGTCTGTCGAGAACATTGCTCAGGTTACCAAGGACATGCACGCTATCGGTGTGTATGATGAGCCTGAATACAAGGCAGCAGCGGTCTTGCTTATCACTCTCACTCGTGCTATGGTTGTTCTTGACCCCGAGAAGACGCGGGATTACAGCAAGCAGGCACTTGAAGAGGCAAAGACGGACATCCTAAAGAATCGTCCTGACCTTGCTGGTATGCTTGATGGTAGTGGTCTTGGGCAGTACCTCTGATTGCAGAAATCGGCGGGTTGTGATAGACTAAAAATATGAAAGGCCAGGTCCGGATAGGGTTCGGTCACCAGCCTTTCCATGTGGATATAGTGAAGTGGCATAACGGGTGTTTTGGGAACATCTGACGTCGGTTCGATTCCGGCTATCCGCACGATGGGGGAATGTGGAATCTCTCCAGGAGTATCAAAGGCCCCTATATTAATGGGGAGCGCACCTGAGGATACGAAAACGCTACACAGGGGACGCCCGTCGCAGTAGTGTGTCGATTCCACAAGCTTCTTCAATTCGAATTGAAAACCCTCGGTTTAGGCACACCGGGCGAAGTAAGTGCCTGCCTCGGGATATAGCTCAGCTTGGTCAGAGCGCTGCATTTGGGATGCAGAAGTCGCGCGTTCGAATCGCGCTATCCCGACTTCCTGAAATAAATTGCCATGCGAGGAAAAGAGATATGAATGACATAATGACTCGTGAGGACCTAATCCTTGCGATTGAGGCTAGAGACGGTTTAGACTGTTTCTTGTGTAAGAAGCCATTTTCTAAGGATAAGAACAGTGAATGGCACGAGGTCACTATTGACCACTGGTACCCACAGTCTGTAGCATATGCAGAGGGCTGGACGTATGAGCAGGTCAACGACCTTTCTAACCTTAGAAAGGCTCACAGACCCTGCAATACTCAAAAGAGTGACATTATTCCAAATCCTGATGGAACGCTCCCAGAGCGCCCAAAGAAGGATAAGGTAATTAGGGTTCCTCGTCCAGTGTCATGTGATACCTGCATGAACGGTAGAATTCTCCTTCTTGGAGAACTTTGCCCGGATTGTAATTCTGGACCACAACCGGCTGCATTTCCTAAGACGCTTCAGAAGCGACCAAAGGAATGTGACCACAGCAAGTTTCATTGCTGGATGTGTGTCATTGGACACATACCACGTAAGAGTGCTATCCAAGCAATAATAATTGGAGATTAATGTCTGAGTGGGATTGGCCACTTGAGTCATTTAAGGATGAGCCTGACAAGATTGAGAAGCATTATGCTGAACGAGCTAAGTCAGGCTTTTCCACTTTTGACTGGTGGAATTTTGATAGGTATATCGCTGGCGTAATTGGTCGTGCTGTGAGACAATTTGCAGACGGACATGGATACCACAGCGATTTCAGCAACATGGAAGATTTTGCGGCTTTCTGTAAGACAATCTACGAACCTCTTGAGTTTTATGCAAGCGAAGAGTACAGTGAACTTAGCTTCGCAGAACAGGATGTCAAACATACAGAGGCAGTAGAAGCAATGAAGAAGTTTTCCGAGCGTCTAGGCGCTTGGTGGGACTGACTTGACACCCCAGTCGTCAAGTGCTAAGGTAGTTATACGTCAGAAGCCTTCGGAAGACGTTGAAATATCCGGGCTCTTGCTCGCTAGCACAATTGGCAGTTGCACTCCGCTCTGGACGGAGATGTTCCAGGTTCGAATCCTGGGCGGGCAGCGCATATCTCAGAGCGTAGGTTGTGTCGGTCGGTCTCCAAAACCGACTCGTGAGAGTTCGAATCTCTCCTGGGGTGCTTGACTTCCAAGTCTTGGAGGTGTTACGATGATGTACAGATTGAAGGCTTTGCTCTTCAAGTATCGTCCAGTGGTTGACAAACTACTAAGCAGATGGTACGTTAGAAAGACAAAGTAACAAGCAAGCTTTCGGGTCGGCTGGATGAGGGTTATCTAACCTAAATTATACAACAGTCAATGGTAATTCCTGGTGGATTCCAGGGAGTGTGGTGGCTATAACACTATCTCCCTCACCTACAACATATCCGAAATGTTTTACAGCGCTTCGGCGCTATTGGGGTGTAGCTCAGTCGGTTAGAGCATTCCGCTGATAACGGAAAGGTCGCAGGTTCAATTCCTGTCTCCCCAACTTTATGGGTCGGATTCAATAGTTTAACTTAAATCCAAACCGCGTGTCCTAGGTTCGAATCCTAGCCCCGGCTTTCCTGTCGGGGTAGCTCAGTGGCAGAGCAGTGGTCCTTAATAACACTATTGAAACAACATATCCATGAAAATTTTGTGCGGGTCGGATGAATTCAGTTATCCTACTACCATGAATCAGTAAGTCAAGGTTCGACTCCTTGAAGGGATGAATGAGAGAGGTCTCAGCTAGCCTGAAAAGTTAGTGAATCCCACTTCTGAATTCAATATTATATCCGCAAGCTTTTGGGTCGGATGGAAACGTTTATCATAAGTTCAACTCTTATCATTCCCACTCATGGGAATGGGGCGTGGTGCCCACTCGTTTTCTGCAACATACCCATCATGGAAGGTCAATCCGATTGGCGACGGAACTTGTCTTGAAAACAAGCGAGGTGTGAAAGCCCTTAGGAGTTCGACTCTCCTACCTTCCGCTTTACCCTAAGGAGTAAAGTATGACTGAGACAGAGAATGTCGGTCCTACTTCGTATCAGCTAGCAATCATCCTTGCACTTCAGAGCAAGCATGTATATGCTAACACAGTTAGTTACGAAGAGATTGCACGACGACGTAAGGCAAGCAAGCGTGCGCGGCTTCAGCGCAGAGTAAACAGAAGGCTTGACACGACACGTCGCTCGTGATAAGGTTTTAGTAGTGCAGGGGAACTGATTGACTAGGAGTCAGGCAGAAAGCACGCAGGTTCTTCATCATCCTGTCCCCATAAAATGAATATGCGCCGTGGGACTGCTAGGTTGTGGTCACTGCCCTGTCAAGGCAGACGTCAGGCGGGTTCGATTCCCGTACGGCGCGCTTTCGTAAATGAACAAAAGGAGAGTTCTGTGGCACGAGTTAAGAAGTTCGACCTTGTTGAGCTTGACAAGGACGGGTGGTTCTCTGCTAAGGTTAGTGGAAAGTTCCGGGGCCTGGTCGAGAAGACTGGACGAAGCAACTACACGCTTCACCTTGGCAAGAATGATGTAACTAACTTCAAGACTAAGAAGGCTCTTGAGACTTGGCTCACCGAGAAGTGGGCATCTTAAACAATTAAATATTTAGCGTTCGGGTCGGATGCAATCGCTTATCTATTATGGGAATATAAATGCGATTACTCTAACATATCCGTTCTAAACTTCTAGCCCCTAATGATTTCGGGTCGGATGTTTCTTGGTTATCTTACTGTGAATGAGGAGTTCTGGGTTCGAATCCCAGCGGGCCCACTCTTGGGCCTGTAGTTTAATTGGCAAAACGTAAACCCGAGGAACGCTTATATATCCGTCATAATCATTAGGGGCTAAGCTTTTGTCTAGAAAAGGAGAGACAATGCCTCGCTACGAAAAGAAGCCGAAGATTAATGCAAATCTTGTCAAGAAGTTCGATGAGGAGTATTACCGGGTACTTGACGATGTGCAGATGCGTGCGCTAAAGTTCAAGGGAAACGTGCGGCCGGAAGGTAAGGTTGTTGAGACCAAGACGCACATCATCAGTTATTACATTGAGGTGGATTAAATGCTGAACTGGCTAGGCCAGGATGTAAAGGTCGGGTCTGTAGTTTTTCGCGGGGCTCGTCAAGGAAACACTTCCAGTCACAAGATTGGTGTGGTAGAGTCTATCAATGAAGAGACAAGGAAGGCGCGGGTTGCTTGGAAGTATGAATGTGGTGGTCAGTGGATTCGTCCAGACCAAGGCAAGCAATACTTCCTTGAAGTACCTTACAAGTTGAGCGATAAGTCAAAGGGTAATCCTGACATCGGCCCTCTTGTTGTAGTCCCTCATGGTCTGCTAGCATCAGCAGAGAACATGATTAAGGGTGCAGAGATGGCAAAGGCTCAGAACGTTCCTGCCGATGAAATTGATAATTTCATTCAGGTCTAAAATTGAATAGCCGGATTCATTCCGGCAAGCTTCCATAAACAATATGCCCAAAATGGGCCGAAAGGATTAGAAAAATGTCTAATGCACTTGGTAAGTTTGCTGCTTCTCAGAAGCAGGAGCGTGTTGCAACTCCTCAGACAAAGCGTACCCCTGGTCGTACTGATGAGGTTCGTAACAACGCGGGCGGGTTTGTGTTCAAGGTAGACGACAAGTCTCGTCTTGAGCGATTCCTTGTTCTTGGTACTGATAAGGGTACCTACTACGTTGGTGAGCAGAAGTTGACGGCTCAGAATATTTCCTTCTTGAAGGAAATGGTCCGTAAGGATGAGCGTCTGGTTGTTGACACTGCTGTTGACGTTTCTGTAAATGGTCGTGCGCTCAAGAATTCTCCTGCGCTCTTCGCTCTGGCTACGGTTATGACGGAAGGTCAGGATAAGGCTTATGCTCGTGAGGCTGTACAGAAGGTTGCTCGCACTTCTACCCACCTTTTCGAGTACGCACAGTACATCGATGACCTTGGTGGATGGGGTCGCGCAAAGCGTCGTTCTGTCGCTGAGTGGTACGAGAACAAGTCTCTGGATACGCTTGCGTACCAGGCTGTCAAGTACCGTCAGAGGAATGGTTGGACGCACCGTGACCTCTTCCGTCTGTCTCACCCTCAGGGTGTAGACCAGGGTGTTGGTAACTTCATCCTTGGTAAGGACGTTGAGACTGAGGTAGAAATTCTCCGGGGCTTCAAGGAAATGCAGGCTGCGACTTCGGTCAAGGATGTAATCCGAACCCTTGAGACTTTCAGGAACCTCCCTTGGGAGACCATCCCTACTCAGTTCCTCAAGGACGTGAAGGTGTGGAAGACTCTCTTCTACAATGGTCAGCTTCGTGGCCAGGCTCTCATTCGTAACATCACTCGACTCGCTCGAATCGGTGCGTTTGATGACATGGTTTTCGCAACTGACTATGCGAACGCGATTGCTAGCAAGGAGATGATTGAGAAGACTCGTCTTCACCCAATCAACTTCCTTAACGCGGTTGTTGTTCACGAATACGGTCAGATTGACCGTAATGGTTACAGCATGTGGAGTGCCGGACGTAAGAAGGATTGGAAGTCTAGTGGAAAGATTGTGGATGCTCTCAATGAGGGATTCCACATGGCATTCAAGACTGTTGAGCCTTCTGGCAAGAGGACTCTTGTTGCGACTGACGTTTCTGGTTCAATGAGCCAGAGCGCCATCGGACTCGACCTTTCTTGTGCTCAGGTTTCTGCGGCTGTTGCTATGACGGTTGCTCGCACTGAGCCTTACAGCGACATTGTTGGCTTCTCTAGCAACATCGTTGACTTGGGTATTACTGCTAAGAGTTCTTTTGCCGACGCAATGCGTAAGGTAAGTAACAGGAACTTCGGTGGTACGGATGCGGCTGCTGCAATTAAGTATGCTTACCAGAAGGGAATTCAGGTTGACACCTTCGTTGTTATCACTGATAACGAGACGTGGGGCGGAAGCCAGAAGCCTTTCCAGGCACTTAAGCAGTACCGTCAGAAGACCGGAATTGATGCGCGTCTCGCGGTTCTCGGTGTGGCGTCTACGGACTTCAGCATCGCTGACCCTACAGACCGTGGAATGATGGATTTCGTTGGTTTCGATGCAAATGCGCCTAAGGCCCTCGCGGACTTTAGCGCTGGTCGTATCTGAAACACGGCCCCCTCTTCGGAGGGGGCAAGCTTGCTTTAAGGAGACGAATGTTCATGTACAATGATGCCTTCGTCAATTACCAAGTCAGCGTAGACCATGAATACATGGACGTATATGCAGACAATTACTCGACACCATTTCAATACAAGATGTCTAGTAAAATTGTTCATAAACTGCACGTAAGGACTTTGGACGTTGAGGCAAACGTCCGGATGGAAACTGGTCATCAATATTCTACGGCCGTTGTAATGTCCTGCCTACTAGCTGCACTGAAAAATATTGACGATGGCCACGCTTACAGCCTGGCCTCACAGAGACTTGAATCTCAAATGGGCTTTGAGGCTGACGATTACATTTCACCAAAGGTGGCTCATGTAATTGATATTCAACATCAATACTGCGACAATACAATCTTTAACCTAGAGGTTGTTGCTAGTGTGTATCCGGGCGGGGTTCAGAAGCCTACGTTTGAACTAATCAAATCTGATTTGCAGTGGGATATAACTCTGAGAATGAGCTATTATTCTGGTGTTCATCCTGGTTCCATTGAAGTTCAAATTGACCCAGGTGCAGTGCACAATAGTAATGCTATGATGCACGCTCAAAATCTATTGTGGATTAAGGCATATGAAGTTATGCCAATGATGGGTCCTGACCTTTCATTTATGCGGTACACTCTAGGTATGCTAAATGGAGGAAAACTTCACAACGGAGGGTTTGCAGCACCACCACAGAATGTGAATTTTTCTGGACCGCTTGCAAAGAGTAAAGGCCCGGTGTATGGTGGTAAAGACAGGCGAGTTGATGAACTGCCTGGCATCAAGGAGAAAGTCAAGCATCCAATGTCTGGAATGTCTGATACGATTGAAAGAATCATCATCAATCTTAACGATGTTCATAAGTGGACTCGTGAACAAATCGCGGATTGGCTTGACACTCTAGATGTAGACCTAACTTTTAAGGTAAAGGTGGAAGATGAACAAGATTGATGAGAAGGCTAAGGAACTTCAGGAAACCATCAATGAAATTGGCATGAGTGTTCTTACCGGATACACCCTTGCTGATGCAATTCGTGATGGTTCAAAGGTTTCTGAGCAGGAGTATGGTTGGGGAGATGGCGAGACTGCTTGTGCTCTTACGGCTGCTGTAATTGGTGCCAAGTCTCGTGGCTACGTTGATTGACATTGATTGACGTACATGTTAGTATAACTACATGAGGTCTTAAGGAAACCATTGGACCGTTGACAACGGACCCACTTAGTCCCGTAGCTCAGGGGATAGAGCGTCACACTGCGGATGTGAAGGTCGGAGGTTCGAATCCTCTCGGGACTGCGTTAGCGAGTGTTAGCCTAGCTTATTTTTGGCGGGTAGCATAAGTCATTAATAGGCAAGACACAATGTGAAAAGGGTAGACTATGCTACAGTCACCTGAGTAACTAGTAGGAAATGGGTTCCCAAGGTGCGCTAACACCATGCCCCAGTAATGGCCCGGTCTTCTAAACCAGAGGTGCATAACGGATGATGCTGGTTCGAATCCAGTCTGGGGTGCGTGGAACGTAAACTATCAATTTACTTCGAAGCAAGTGACAAAATCGATGAAGAGGCTTTGTTTGAGCACATTCATCGATTTTTTTGCGAAAATCCAGAAGACCCAAATGTTGATGACTGTCCTCTGTATGCCATGACAGCTCAGAATGTATTGGACTAAGAATAATATGAATGGTAGGATACTCCTAAGAAGGAAATTTAGGAGGACTGAGTTGCCTAAGAGAAAGTTTTTTTACGACACTGAATTCCACGAAGATGGTAAAACAATCGATTTGATTTCGATTGGTATGGTTCGTGGAGACGGTAAGGAATACTATGCGGTATCATCTGATGCAGATTATCGCAGGGTGTTCGAGAATACGTGGCTAATGAATCACGTAATGAATACAATTGACCATGTTGTGGTTGAAGACGTTAATCATGGCGGCTATACCATTATTCCAACAGGTCCATTCGTTAAAACGCGTGAACAAATTAGAGATGAAATTATTGACTTCGTAATGGAAAGTCAAGATGAATTCCATGACCCACATGGAGAAGCTAAGGCTGAGTTGTGGGCATGGTATGCTGACTACGACCACGTAGCACTTTGTCAGCTCTTTGGAAAAATGATTGACTTGCCTACTGGTTTCCCGATGTTTACCAGAGATTTGAGACAGCATTGGGAATACAAGGGGTATCCAGAGCTTCCAAGGCAGTCTGATGGGGAACACAACGCACTTGACGATGCACGTCACAATCTGGTAATGTATAAGTACATGGAAGGTCTGTGAGCGTCATGGAAGAGTACACACTAACTTTGCAGTTGACTGTGAAGATTGAAGCACCTGACGCAGGAGACGCGCTAGACGTTGCTCTCGACAATTTTGGCAAGGGTTGCGCGGGTGGCGTTGATGTGGTAGAGTATGAGGTGTTGAAGATTGCTGAACCTAAGTGACCTGAAGAATCAGGGACTTACTGTAAAGAAATTCTGTGGACTAGACATTCAAGAAAATGTAGGTTGCACTGGTGAGGCTGTAGGTGATATCGTTGCAGAGATGGGAGATGGAGTGCAGATTCCAATTCCAATCTGTCAGCAGCACCTAGATGTTATTCAGTCAGTCTATGAGGTTGAAAGTCTAGGTTGACACACACCAAGACTCTTGCTATGATAGAAGAGTCAATGGGGGCTTAGCTCATCGTAGGTAGAGCACTTGCCTTGCAAGCAAGAGGTGGCCGGTTCGAGCCCGGCAGTCTCCACTGGTCTACTGACCAAACAGGGAGGTGTACACTATGTTGTACACACTACTAGTAATCTTGGTAATCATCGTTATCTTGATGCTTATTTTCTAAGGAGGGTGAGCATGAGAGGTAGCGACGTAGTATGGACAATTGCAGGTGTACTGTTCGCAATTGCATTGGTTGTGTGGCTTGCGAACAACGTAAGCTTCTGATACAGTAAGCTTGGCTGGCCGATACGAACCCCATCGTATCCTCGCCCGAGGGTTAGGGACCAGCGTTTTGCTCCGGTAGCTCAGTTGGCAGAGCAGGCGGCTCTTAACCGTCGTGTCGGGAGTTCAAGTCTCCCTCGGAGTACGTAAAGTGTAATATAATATACCCCGCTAGAAAATCTGGCGGGGTTTTTCTTTTAATAACAAGGAGAGATAATGTTCGGTCGTCGTAACAAGCCTGCGTTCCTTCGTGACAATAACAAGCGAGTTCTGAAGACTGTCAAGATTGTTCAGCGTGACCCTTCTACGGCTGCTGCACCGGTTGACCTTATCAAGAAGGTTGGTGTTTCTTTCGAAAAGAAGGTTGAATCTGCTGTCAATCTTAACAAGAATGTGAATGGTCCTTCGCGCGGTGTTGTGTGGAATGTAATCGGTCTACTTGACGAGTCTTACTCTATGGACCCGTTCTTCTACGATGGTACTGTTCAGGAAATTGTTGACCGTGTTCTTGCTTGGTCAGCATCTGTTGATGCTGATGGTCTGGTGCCGTTTGGCGGTTTTGCTAACAGTCACGTTTGGCATGGTGATGTTGACCTTACGAACGTTAATAACGTCGTGCAGACAAACGGCTGGTCCCCTTGGGGCGGTACGAATCTTGCTGACTCCCTGAAGGCTGTTCTTGACATGGTTAAGGAGATGGGTGACAATTGGCAGGAGAACCCCATCCTTCTCTTCATCGTGACGGATGGAATGCCTCAGAACCAGGCTCTTGTGAAGCAGTACATTCAGGAGCTTTCTCAGTACCCGGTTTTCATCAAGATTCTGCGGGTTGGGAATGACCCTGGTGCCAAGGCTTTTGTTGAGGACCTTGACAACATGACTACTGGTCGCCTTATGGATAACGTTGAGGCTCCAGACAATGGTCTTTACAAGGGTATGCCGGATGATGAGTTCAACAAGGCCATGATTAACGACATGGACAAGTACATTTCAGATGCCAAGAGCGTTGGTCTTCTCAGTGAGTAAGATTGATGATATGGTAGAAGCCTGGCACAATTCAGGCGATGAAGAGACACGCTCTCTTCAGGAGTATCTTGACATGAATGATGCAGAATTTCAGGTGTGGGTTGTAACAGGTAGGTTCACAGAATCCTACCTTGACAGACATCCTGAGATGCTGTAGTATATAAGAACAAGGCGTCGAGAGACGCTGTGGCGGTATAGCTCAGTTGGTCAGAGCGTTCCCCTCATAAGGGAAAGGCCACTGGTTCGAGTCCAGTTGCCGCTACTGCGCGGTAGTGAAGTTCGGTTATCACGCGGGGCTCATAATCCCGTATCGTGGGTTCAAATCCCACCTGCGCCACCATTTAGATATAGGGAGATTATTTGTCTTACATTGGAGAGGTTGAAGAGTCTTCAGGTGAGTATCCATACTACCTGGCTCCAGGATTTCTATTCGGAGACATCGTTGATGTAGATTTTGATAATAGGGTTTTCAAGGTGAGATTCCGCATTCTGTCTTCTCAGAATGCTGATGACACAGTGGAGGGCTTTACAAATTACGACGTCAATGAGACTCATATGATTGGAGAGATTTCTTTCCAGAACCTTGTAAATGAGGGAACTTTTGTAAATGCTCGTATTGGTGTTGATGAGAACACAGCAGTTCCAGAGTTTACATGGACTCCTCCAGTTTGATAGAGTAAAGGTTAGTGGTTCCTTAAAAACCACAATGGTCCTTTAGCTGAGATGGATTAGCGCGTGTCTGAAGAACACGAGAGGTATTAGGGTTCGATTCCCACAGGGACCACATGGTAAACACAAAGAAGAATCCTTTGCACAAGGCTCAATCACGTATTGAAGCCAAGTCTTGGATTGACAGTATCGGTAAGAGACAGTACCCTAATGAAAAGCTAATTATTCATCGCCAAGGTAACGAGTGGCACGTCTATAAGGGGTAAAAATGGGAATCTTCAAGAAGAGCGAAAAGCCTGTAGCATCAGGTGATGACTCAACTGAAGAGGAAAAGGCAGACCAGAAGTTGAAGTTTGCTACCGCATCTGCTAGATTTGGTCCAGTAGGAAGGCGCGATAAGACATGGCAACAGCAGAGCAAGTAACAGTCTATGATGAAGTCATAGAGCGAATGGCGGTCAAGCTAGGCTTGACAGTTCAGGAAGTTGATGCAATCATGGACATGTACATGGAAGAGTCCAAGCAGGTTCATATTGAGCGTGGTCACATTCGGCCGGGTTCAAGGCTTGCATCGGAACAGCGCACTGTGGTAGAGTAAAGACATGAACAAGGAACAATATGAACGATTCAAGGAAAGAGCCAAGAAGATAGGGCTCCACCTTGATAAGGAAGGGTTCCAGAAGCATATGGAGGAGATTATGTCGAATCCATCTGCAAGAGTTAATTACATTAACCTAATGAAGTAATAAATGCCCGAAAGGGCAATGGATGGATAACACGTAATTGGTAGCGTCGCGGCCTGTAAAGCCGTTGTCCGTAAGGGCTCTGGGGGTTCAAGTCCCTCTCCATCCACTGTGACTGTAGCATAACGGCTAATGCACTGCGTTGTGGTCGCAGCCAATGCGGGTTCGAATCCCGTCAGTCACCCCAGCTTATGACAACAGGAAAGTATGCAAAGTTTTCAGACCAAGATTTGATTGATGAAATCAAGCGTCTGAAGGAAAAGAAAAAGAAGGCTCTAAGGGCGGTAGATGTCGCGGGTGTTGAAAGAGACCTGAAGATTATCACTCATATCTTGGAGAGACGAAGAAAGCGGTAGAATATGAGCCTATGCGCGAGCGGTTTAGCGAGTGCTCTGCAAAAGCACGTACGTCGGTTCGAATCCGACTAGGCTCTCTATGTACTCCCCACCTGGGTACAGAAGGTAACCAATTGTGTAAAAGTCAGCTAACTGACTGCCTGTGTAAGTGGAACGGGACTCCTCTAGCAGGGAGATTGAAACCATAGGGAATAGCCCGTATAGACCTATGGCACCACGGACTACGATGTGCTAGCATTGGTGGTGGTTCCGGGGAAGAGTCTAGTCAACTCCAACTGGGTATTATGGTAATGAGGTGTTTCACCAGTCGTCACCTTGTAAATCTAGGCTGGAGCGGCTAACTTCGTAAGTCCGGGTTTTGCGGTAATCCGAAGGAATGGCCAGGATGGTGCATCCTGCCGCGCAAGCACTCTAGAGCGTAGGCTAGTTAAACCTACGCATCATTCCCTCGTAGCTCAATGGCAGAGCAGAGAGCTGTTAACTCTAAGGTTGTTGGTTCGAGTCCAGCCGAGGGAGCTTAGCGGTATCGATTGAATACCAGCATAGGATAACTCGTATATCCTGGTAGACGCGCCTTCGCGGCGGGTTATCCGAATGCAAAGGGGTCACGCCCAATCAATCACTTGCCCCTATGGTGTAAGGGATGCACAATGGTCTTCGGAACCATTAGTCCGGGTTCGAATCCTGGTGGGGGTACATGGCAAAGGAAGTATACGTCGGTGCTCAAATCCTTATCCTATCTGGTCCGTATGAAGGTCAGATGGCTACAGTTGATAGAATTGACCGCAGGAAGGATGTTTGGGCAAAAATTAATAGGGGAAGTGACGCTGGTGAAAAGACCAAGGTCACTAAGGGAAACTATAAGGTGGTAGCATAAATGCCAACTGTAAGAGTGGGCGAGATTGTAAGAATCACCGGTGGACAGCGTTCAGGAAATAAGGCCAAGGTCTTGGAAAACCTGAACGCTTTTGCTATTAAGGCACAAATTATTGGTGGTAGACATGATGGAGAAATTCTCAACAACGTCAGATTCAACCACTATGAGAAGGCTTGACACTGATTGCCGGTTGATGTAAGGTAGTAAGCACAGACAAACAGTCTGTGTCTGTTCCTGAAGTTCAACGGATGAACAACTCCCTCCTAAGGAGTAGGCTGCTGGTTCGAATCCAGTCAGGAACACAAGAAAAAATATACAAGGTACGGAAGCTTGGCCCGTCTTCCAATCTGAGCCTTGGGTTCTCGTCCATAGAGAATTTAAGTTAACGGGCCTGCCAAAGCTATGAAAATCAAAAGGGGCCGGGTGTATGAAATTGAGCCTGGTGGAAGAGCATATGAAATTCTAAACGATGATGAAATTATCAACTTGAAAGATGTCAGAACGGGTAAAATCATTCAAAGATTTAGAGAACAATTGAAGACAGACCACATTCGTGAAAAGCGACGCGGTGAATAAGGGCCTGCTTGGTTTCGACTTTGCTGGATGGAATATAAACGCAACCCTTCTTGGTCAGAGAAGTAAAACGGGCCAAAACAATAGATGCAAACTCTAACTTTGCTCTCGCTGCGTAAGTAGCCGGGTTTGTCGGGAACCTCGGAACAGAATCCCGACTAGACAAAATGTGTAGATAATGTGTAAGACCCTGCGGTGTGATTGACAATGGTTGTAGAACGGTTATATGCTAGATAGTGAAGGACAGGGGTTCGACTCCCCTCAGGTCCACACAGAAAGATACGGTAATGAAGGTAACTAATCTATATATCTACGGTAACAGTGAGTACCTGCGTAGACTGGAAGAAGATTATGTGTTCATGGGTAGACAGGTGAGGCTAGAAGATGATAGGCTTATCGTGTTCGCTCTTCCTAAGAAGAGGCGAAAGAAGTCTCCCAGCAAGCAGCGCCGAAGGCGTTGACAGGCAGGGCTGGAACCTGCTAGAGTATGATTAAGAGGTCAGGCAGTCGGACAAGGCTTAGGCGGATGAGAGTAGTTCAAGCGGTGGTAACTTAAATGCCCACTTAATGATGCTCAATAAGCCGGTGGGATGCGAGTGGACTAGTCCTGACCTTTTAAGCTTCAATCTGTGGAAAACGACAACGGTCCGGCGTTCTGTGAACTGGCGTCGGGTAGCCGGATATCTGATACAACAAGCCTTTAGCGAGGCTAGTCACTCAAGAGTAAAGTTCATTGAGGGTGAGCAGATTGATAACATGGTTGCGAGAGGGCTAACGGGTATGCTAAGGTGGTGTACAACACCAAGGCGCAAAGGAGATAGGAGCACCAACTGAATGGGTGCTGTGTATCGCAACCAAGCTTGGGTGTGGGAACTAAGCACCGAATAGTGCACTGCCAATCCGGCCGGACTCATGATATGGTTGGTGAGGTAATTAGGTGACGAGATGGTTCGAATCCATCGCCCGTTCAAGTTGCTCAGCTTGACCGTAAGCTGAGAGTATGCGATAGTAGGTTCGGTCCCGAGATGTGGCATACAAGCTTCCTTCGTAAAAAGCTGTAAGTAATATAAACAAACACGAAGGATATTAAAATGGGTTACATTGTTTTCGCTAGCATCTTCGTTCTTATTGGATTGATTGCTCTTGGAGTCGGCTTCGCCGCACGAAATGAGCCGGGTGTCCGAAGGGGAGCGTTTGGTGTAACTGCGGGAATGTTTGTCCTGCTTCTTGTCGTCACTGCGTTTAATTCTGTGACTAGTGTTGGCGCTCGTAATGTTGGTATTCAGACTGCTTTCGGTCGATACCAGGGAACGCTTGACAATGGTCTTCAGATTATCGCTCCGTGGTCCGAGCACGAGGATTTCTCTACTCAAATTCAGTACCTTGACCTTGATGGAGAGAAGGATTCGGATGGCGCTGAGGTGACTTTCGCTGGTGGTGGCCGTGGTGTTGTGATGGCTACTCCGCGTTGGTACATTAATGAGCAGGACGCTGGTCAGCTTTGGAAGAAGTACAAGAATTTCGACAATGTTCGAGACCAGCTTGTTCAGTCTTCCGCTAAGGCTTCCTTCCGTGATGTTGTGAAGGATTACGCTCCGAACGAGGCCCTTGTTCAGACTGGTAAGATTGCCGAAGAGGTGAAGGCTAACCTTCAGGCTTCTCTTGCTGATGATGGTGTTAAGATTGATTCCATCAGTATCCGGACGATTCGCCTTGATGGTCGTAGCCAGCAGTCCCTTGACAAGATTGTTCAGGCCAACAACGATATTGAGCGTGCTAAGGCTGAGCAGGAGCGGGCTAAGATTGATGCCGAGACTGCCAAGATTCGTGAGAAGACTGGTGCCCTCAAGCCCGAGGCTCTTCAGCGTTACTGCCTTGATGTTGTGAACAACTGGGACGTCAAGAAGAATGGTTCTCTGCCCGCAGGATTCAACTGCAACAGCAGCGTTCCTTTCACTGTCACGAACAAGTGACATTAGGTGGCCTTCGGGCCACCAAGCTTACACTGACAATTATCTAAGGAGTTGAAATGGCTACCGGCAAGGAGCGCGGCTACAAGGATTGGAAGCTCTCCAAGGAATTTAAGCGCAGCGCCCGTAACTACTCTGAGACTGACATTATGCCCGCCCGAAAGGTTCGCCCTAAGAACGCTAAGAAGTGGTGCAAGAAGAAGGTTGGTCGTGAGCACAAGTACGAAAAGACTGGTATGACTTTTCTCTGGAAGGACATTTATCCCTGGCAGACTCGTGATGAGTGGCGTACTAGCTTTAAGTGCACTGTTTGTGGTCACACTAAGACCGAAAGCATCTTCCGAGACAATTCGGTTGACTGATTGGACAGACAATCTCACACTGGTATAATGGATAATGAATCCATCAAGTTGGGAGGAAATTATGAGCGATACTTTCCTAGAACAAATGGGATTTAAGTTCATTGCCGACCTATTGACGGAAATCCGAGAAGGCCAGATGAGATTGGAGGTTACAATGGCAGACCTACAGACAGAAGTTGCAAACCTTCGTGATGCGGTAACCGGTGTTTCACAGCGTGTTGACGCTCTCGTTGGTCCTCTTACGGATGCCGTAAGGGAGGCACAGGATGCTCTAGCAGCAGAACGTGAGGCAGCCGCAAATCTAGCAGCAGCGGAAGATGCTGAGGACGTTGAGCAGAACCGTCAGCTAGACGAGGCTAAGGCAGCAACAGATGCCGCTCTCGCAAATGCTCAGGCAGCAGCAGATGAGATTGGAGCTGAGACATCACGTCTTAATTCAATCGCACAGCCTGCAAATCCAGAGCAGCCTGAAGAGCCAACAGCCTAATAACAACTGAATACTTCAGAACCCCGCTTCGGCGGGGTTTCTGTTTTTGGAGGGTGTATGATAAAGTTCTATGCTATTGCATGTGACCAAGCAGAAGCAATTAAAAATTGTGCTTCAGGAAAGTATACAAATCAACCGTATTGGCCTGAGCATAAAACCTTGGTACCATATCTTAAAAGAGCACAAGAAAAAAACCCTGAACTTCAATTGAGAATCTTTGTAATCAAAGTTGGAGGTTGATGTGTCAAAGAGCCGGAAGAAGTTTCTTTGCCTGGATTGCGGTATAGATACCGGGCGGATTGGCGAACATTACATGCTCATTGATGAAACGTGGCACTTGACAGGGCTTCGCAAGTATGGAATGCTCTGTATTGAGCACGTAGAAAAGCGAATCGGTCGGGAGCTTGTAACGTCTGATTTCAACGATTCATACTTGAACAAGGCTAGGACTGGAGTCATCAGTCAGAGGCTTGCACAAAGGATGGGTCTTATGGTAAGGTAGATTTATCGCCCTTAGGGGCAATGCACACGT